CATTTACTTATACTTAATAAAAACAAATGGCAGATCAGTCGATAACGCAGCTGCCTGTTGCGATCACCTTAACTGGTAACGAACAGGTACCGCTGGTACAAAACGGAGTAACAAAGCAGGCGTCTGTATCACAGATTGCCAATGCTGCGTCGCCCGGCAAACTGATCACTACAATTGTTTACGTTCCATCGAATGGCGATTTAGTAATTTATTACAGCGATGGCACACAACAAGTTATTGGCCCTATTTCTGGCTGGTCTGGTTATAGTGGATACTCTGGTTATAGCGGCGTAGGTACATCGGGTTTTAGCGGTGTATCTGGCTACAGTGGTTTTTCTGGTACTTCTGGATACAGCGGTAAATCAGGAACCAGTGGTTTTTCTGGATACTCTGGTATCAGTGGCGCGTTTGGTTATTCAGGTATTAGTGGATATTCTGGATATAGCGGCATATCAGGTTTTAGTGGCGTATCGGGTCTTTCTGGATTTTCTGGTATCTCTGGCTACTCAGGTTCTGGTGTATCTGGTTATAGCGGTTATAGTGGCTGGTCTGGCATCTCTGGCTACTCTGGTATCTCTGGTATATCAGGTTACAGCGGGTATAGCGGAACATCTGGCTATAGTGGTGTGTCTGGTCTTTCTGGTTTTTCAGGCATCTCTGGCTATAGTGGTTCTGGCGTGTCAGGCTACAGCGGATACAGCGGTTGGTCAGGGATTTCTGGCTATTCAGGATACAGCGGTATCTCTGGCTACAGTGGATATAGCGGTATTTCGGGCTATAGCGGCGTTTCAGGCCTTTCTGGCTTCTCAGGCATATCTGGGTACTCTGGATCTGGAATAAGCGGCTATAGCGGCTATAGCGGGTATTCTGGCACATCTGGTTATTCTAGTTTTAGTGGCTATTCTGGCTACAGCGGTATCTCTGGTTACAGCGGTATCTCTGGTTACAGCGGTATCTCTGGTTACAGCGGTTCCGGAATATCAGGTTACAGCGGCGCAAGCGGTATATCAAGCAGTTATTATTTTTATAAAGCAAATACTTCTGCTACCAGCGGTAACCCCGGAATAGATTATTTGTTGTGGAACAACGCCACACAAACAAGTGCAACACAATTAAACGTCAGCACAACGGCAGCAAATGGTGTTGACATTAGCGTATTTTTGGCTTTGCTTGCAACGACTGAAGAAGTTGTTATTCAAGATCAAAGCAACAGTGCTAACCAACAAACTTGGATTATCACTGGAACCCCAACAAACGCTGGTGGATACTATACAATCCCCGCTTCATTGGTAAGCTCTTCGGGTACAGGCACAACCGGATTTGCAAACAATTTACCAATCATTTTTGCCATTGCAAACGGCATAAGCGGTTTCTCTGGTTTTAGTGGTTTTAGCGGATACAGCGGAAAATCAGGCTACAGCGGCATTTCTGGTTATAGCGGATATTTTGGTATCTCTGGTTACAGCGGCATATCTGGCTACAGCGGATATTCTGGTATCTCTGGCTACAGCGGTTACAGCGGTATCTCTGGTTACAGCGGTATCTCTGGTTACAGCGGTATCTCTGGTTACAGCGGTATCTCTGGTTACAGCGGTATCTCTGGTTACAGCGGTATCTCTGGTTACAGCGGTATCTCTGGTTACAGCGGATATTCTGGTATTTCTGGTTACAGCGGATATTCTGGTATCTCTGGCTACAGCGGTATTTCTGGCTACAGCGGTATTTCTGGCTACAGTGGTATCTCTGGTTACAGCGGTTTTAGCGGTATCTCTGGTTACAGCGGTATCTCTGGCTACAGTGGATACAGTGGTATTTCTGGCTATAGCGGTATCTCCGGCTACAGCGGCATCTCTGGTTACAGTGGTGTGACTCCAACAGCCATATCCGTAACCACCACCAGTACCCTAAACCCCGGATACGTTACTTTTGTTTCTGGAACAACAGGCAGCCAAGCCCCTTATGTAAACACTGGCTTAACATACAATTCCGTAACTAACGCCTTTACCGGCGGGGTGACAGGCGGAACATTTTAGTAATATAATATAAGTTCGTATGAACTTTGAGGACAATATGAAATATAGCATTGTAATACCAACTTACAATCATTGTGAAAAGTATTTAAAGCCGTGTGTGGATTCAATTGTTAAGTATACCAACTTAGAAGACATTGAATTAATTATATCCGCAAACGGTTGTGTAGATAACACAAAAGCATACTTAGATTATTTGGCAACAGCAGTGCCCAATTTAAAAGTGGTTTGGTCAGACAAAGCACTTGGGTACTCAGGAGCAAATAACGCAGCCATTAAGGTTGCAACATGCAACAAAATTGTTTTGTTAAATAACGACACTGTTTTGTTGGAACAAAATCAAAACCAGTGGCTTGACATTTTAGACAGGCCATTTGTTGATCCAAACTGTGGAATCTCTTGCATTATTAAAGGAAATTCTGAACCAGCGGGTCGTGATTTTGCAGTGTTCTTTTGTGTTATGATTCACCGCAGAGTATTCGATACAATCGGATTACTAAACGAAGAGTACGGCGTAGGCGGCGGAGAAGATACTGAATTTTGCATTGAAGCTGAAAAAGCTGGCTTTAAAGTATTAGAAGTGTTTGAAAAGTTGTGGGATGGAACGCAATATACAGGCGGCTTTCCAATCTACCACAAAGGCGAAGGCACCATGCACGACGCCAATTTAGTACAAGGTTGGGACAACATCTTTTTAATTAACTCATTAAGGTTAGCTAAAAAGTACAACACAGAATGGTACCGCTGGCGCTTATCAAACTTTTGGGAACGCGCAGTATTTCTAAAAGGCGATACGGTATACCCACGCGAAGTAACAAGATACAACTGGGCAGCAAAAAATCTGCTCGGTAAAAAAATTTTAGAAATTGGTTGTTCAAATGGTTATGGTATTCAATTTTTTCCAAAAGACATTGAGTATACCGGCGTAGACTACGACCCAATCATTGTTGAAGTTGCTAAAGAACAAGACTGGGGGTACAACGCTAAGTTTGAATGGTGTGACATCAACACCTACGAGCTAGAACAGTATGACACCATTGTGGCGTTTGAAGTAATTGAGCACCTTGACACCGGCATGGAGATTGTTGAGAATCTTAAAAAGCACTGTAAGCGTTTGTTGATTACTGTGCCAATGAATGAGCCACCCGGATTTTGGGGGCCACATCATAAGCTGCATGGATTGAACGAACGTCACTTTTCGGGCTTTGAGTTTAATTACATCAACGAGCACGGCGAGATTACAGATGTACCACAAAAGATTGACGCGTCAAATCCTTGCAACTTGATGATTTGTCGGTGGACTGCAAGTGAGTAAAGTTCTCTGCTCCGTGGCAACACGCGGGAGGTACTTTACAACACTGCCACTAGTATTAAACGCTATTATTAACCAAACCAAACCAGTAGATAAGCTGGTTGTGTTTGATGATAATGACAAGCCACAAGACATGCGCAGTGAGATGATTTACCAATACTTTTTTCAAATGTTAGATGCAAAAGGTATTGCATGGGAGTGGCAGTACGCTGATAAAAAAGGTCAGCACCACATCCACCAACGCGCAAATACGATGGGCTACGATTGGGTTTGGCGTTGTGATGATGACGCAATACCGGAAGCCAACGTGCTTGAGAATTTGTATCATTGGACACAAATCTGGCCCAATTTAGGTGCTGTAGGTGGTTCGGTGTTAACCCCGCCATATATGCCAAACACCGGAAATGTTACCGGTAAGATTGATAACATTGATAGTGAGCCCAACGTGCAGTGGGGCAAGATAGCAACAGCAAGAGAAGTTGAGCATTTACATTGCACCTTCTTGTATCGCGCTGGTGTGCAAGATTATAATTTGGGTTTGTCCCGAGTGGCGCACAGAGAAGAGACGCTATTTACTTATAACTTGCACCGCAGAGGCTACAGCATTTTAGCGGTACCAGATGCCGTAACATGGCACATGAAGAACCCACAAGGTGGGATTCGCAGTGAAACAAGACGCGAGATGTATGATTATGATGAACAAATTTTTAGGAATGTTTTGCAGTATCGTGATAAGACCATTGTGGTACTCAATTGCGGTCTTGGCGATCACATTGTATTTAGTCATGTTTTGCCTGCAATACGTAGCCCTGAAGTTTTTACATGCTACCCTGAAGTGGTTCCCGGCAGATCAATAGCGCAAGCAGAGAAGTTATTTGGTGACATTGGCCCGTATAACATATACGGCAAAATGGATCAGTGGAAATGGAAAGGCAGTTTAGAAGACGCGTACAGGAAGCTATACACATGATTATCATAGCCCCGTATGCACAAAAACTGCGCAATGGTAAACAGAACCCAAAGAACTATCCTTACTGGGAAGAATTGATTAGTCAGATTGACAAGCCAATTATCCAAGTAGGAATAGAAGGCGAAAAGCAACTGGTACCAGACTTTAGAAAAAACTTGCCAATAAGCGAGTTAAGACAGTTGCTTAGGGAGTGCAAAACATGGATTGGCGTTGACAGCTTTTTTCAACACCTTGCGTGGGATGAAGGCAAAAGTGGAATAGTGTTGTGGTCAGTATCAGATCCTTTTATTTTTGGCCACCCAGAAAATATTAACCTACTAAAAGATCGGTCAACTTTAGTAGAAAACCAATTCCTATGGTGGGAGTTTGTTGAACATAAAAACGACCGATTTGTAAAACCAAAAGAAGTATTAGCATACCTTAATAAGGAATAAATATGGCAGCTACGGGCTACACACCAATTTCGTTATACTACAGCACCACAGCGGCTACAGCGCCGTTGGCCGCTAACCTCGTCAATGGTGAGTTGGCAATCAACATCACCGACGGCAAGTTGTACTATAAAGACAACGCCGGTGTTGTGCAGATCATCGCTGGTAAAGGCGGTGCTGGTATTGCTGGTGGCTCCAATACTCAAGTTCAGTACAACTCTAGCGGTTCATTGGCTGGTTCTGCCAATATGACCTTTAACGGCACTAGCTTAACTTTAGCTAATGACGCTTCTATATCAGGTCTTACTGTTGGTAAGGGTGGTGGTAGTGTTTCTAGTAATACTGTTGTAGGTAATGGTGCTTTAGCAGCTACAAATACTGGTGGATATAATTCAGCTTTTGGTCAATATGCTTTACCATCAGCAACTTCAGCGCAACAAAACCAAGCATTTGGTTACCAATCTTTAAGTAACAATAATAGCGGTAGCTATAATTCTGCATTTGGTTTGCAATCGCTTTATCAAAATACTTCTGGTTCTTACAATATTGCTATTGGCAATCAAGCACTTCAAGCAAACACCACCGCATCTAATAACACAGCAGTAGGCTATCAGGCTGGGTATAGTAATACGACAGGTGCTTATAACACTTTTATTGGTGCAGCTTCTGGTTATGGAACTACTACAGGAACAAATAATTCATCTTTTGGTCAGGCAGCATTACAATCAAATACCACAGGTAGTTATCTAACAGCTATTGGTCAATATGCTATGCAAGCTAATAGCACAGGTAGTAATAGCACAGCTATTGGTCAAGGAGCATTACAGGTAAATACTTCTGGAAACAATAACTTTGCTGGTGGTTATCAAGCCCTTGCATCAAACACCACCGCATCTAATAACACAGCAGTAGGTTATCAAGCTGGGTATACCCACAATACTAGTGGAGTTGTAACTGCTTTAGGTTATCAAGCATTATATAGCGATGTTTGCGTTGGAATTGCAAATACTGCGGTTGGATACCAAGCTGCAAGAGCCACCACAACTGGTGCGGTAGATGCTTTTGGTTGCAATGCGCTATTGGCAAATACTACAGGAGGCTATAATGCGGCTTTTGGTAACTCGGCTTTATATTCTAATACAACAGGCGCTAACAATACCGCTTTAGGTTTCCAATCACTTCAAGCAAACACCACCGCATCTAATAACACAGCAGTAGGTTATCAAGCTCTATATAGCACTACCACAGCAGATGGAAGTTCAGCTTTTGGTTATAGAGCATTAGCTACAAACACAGGAGCAAGAAATACAGGATTGGGCAGAGAAGCGGCTTCTGCAAACACAACAGGAACTGGTATTACAGCAGTTGGTGATAATGTCCTTACTGCAAATACAACAGGTCAATCAAATACAGCAATCGGTGGATATGATGCTGGTTCTTCAATTTTGCCAGCTATGTATAGCAACACCACAGGTTCATATAATGTGGCTGTTGGAACAGGTTCTTTGAAGTCAAACACCACCGCTTCTAATAACACAGCAGTAGGCTATCAAGCTGGGTATGCTAATACTACTGGTGCAAGTAACGCTTTCTTTGGTATGCAGGCTGGTTATACTACCTCTGTTTCTACATACAATACTTTCTTAGGCTATCAAGCTGGTCAAACACACAATTTAGGTTCTGCTGGAAATGGTGTTAATACTTATGTAGGTGCGTTTGCTGGACAAAACGCTACAACAGGAACTTATAACTCATTTTTAGGTTCTGTTGCTGGTAACTTAATGACAAGTGGTTCTAAAAATACTATTGTTGGTGCTTACTCAGGCAATCAAAACAGCCTAGACATCCGTACATCAAGTAACTACATTGTGTTATCTGATGGTGATGGTAATCCTAATTTGTGGCTAGATAACAACAAAGACATTTTTGTTCCTAAAGCCTATGTAAGCACAACTGCTAGTGCTGCCAATATGTTCGTTACATCTAGCGGTCAGTTTGTTCGTTCTACTTCAGCATTGAAATACAAGCAAGATATTCGTGATTTAGAATCTATTGATGTCAATAAATTCAGACCAGTTCGTTACAAATCTAAATCTGAAGGCGATGACCAAACTTTAGACCATTTCGGTATTATTGCTGATGAAGTTGACCAAGCTGGCATTAAAGAATTGGTATCTTATGGCGCAGAAGGCGAAGTCGAAGGCTTCCAATATGAACGCTTAACTGTAGTCCTTCTTAAAGCAATCCAAGAACTTAACACCTTAGTAACAACCCAAGCAGCGCAAATCGCCGCATTACAAGCTAAATTAGGAGCATAAAAATGATTGAAATGACACACGAACAACAAGTAGCACAAGACTATAAAGCAGCTATGGATTCTGTAAACCTTATCAACGCAGGAAAACCTGCTGATATGACTGATGCAGAATGGGCTGATACAGTTAAGCGCAATAAAGAACACCTTGAAATTCAAATTGCTAAAGGTGCAGAATATTATGGCTCTAATGATTTAACACCTTTTGAAGAAGCTATTGCTAAGTAATTTTTAACAACCGTAAGGGGATATAAATGGAAGATGTAACAATTAAACTGGAATTGTCTGTTAACGAAGTGAACTACATTTTGCAAATGTTAGGTGAATTACCGACCAAAACAGGTGCATGGAATTTGTTAGCAAA